CCAACTATAATCGTAGACGGTTAAAGAAACTTTGTAGTAAGCTAGATACTAGTTTGCAATATGAATGGTTATGGAGCGAGCCTAGATACGGCAAACATGCTGCTCCTACGCATATTTTAATACAACAAGATAGACGCAAGTTATTTGATCTGCGCTTCGACATTGGATACTACAATGATATAATAGGTTAAATACAAGCATGGCAGCATCATTAGACGGCGTCTTAATTAAAAAGGCGAATAGAAAAGAAACATTTACAGAAGGTCAAATTGCAGACTTGTTAGCCTGCATGGATCCTGACACCGGTTACATGCATTTTGCACGGCACTATGCACATATCCAGCATCCTGTAAAAGGCAAGCTGGTATTTGATCCTTATGAGTATCAATTACGATTAATGGACAGTTATCATAACTATCGCTTTAACATTAATATGATGCCTAGGCAAACAGGCAAGACTACATGTGCTGCTATTTACTTGGCATGGTATGCAATGTTTAAACCAGATCAAACTATTCTTGTTGCTGCTCACAAATACACAGGTGCTCAAGAAATTATGTCACGTATACGGTTTATATACGAAACTTGTCCAGACCATATTAGAGCAGGAGTGACAAGTTATAATAAACAATCAATTGAATTTGAAAACGGTTCACGCATTGTTGCACAGACAACAACAGGCAACACAGGACGTGGTATGAGTATCTCGTTACTCTATTGTTTAGATGGTGATACAACTACTGTTAAAGTTCGTAATAAGCATACCCTTGTTGAAGAAGATATAACTCTTCGAGATTTGTACATTAGAATACACACTAATGCCTTAACAGATAATTCAGTTGATAATGTTAGTCAACAACATTATCAACTGAATTCAATGAAACAAATATACGCACCTAATACAGAATATCAAATATTAACTCCTAACGGGTGGGAAGACTTTGAAGGCATTTTCTTAAATGAAAATGCAAATAAAGAATCTTGTAAAATAACATTTACAGACAGTACGTTTGTTACTGCAACGTTAGAACATCGGTTTTTTATTAATGGCACAGAAACAAAAGTAAATGATATATGTGTAGGTGACGAGGTAGATTCGCACACTACTGTTAAAACTGTCGCAGACTTAACATACTTGGTTTTAGAAGATACTTATGAAATATTTAATGCAGAAAATCATGTAATAATTGCAAATAATATTAACTCTCATCAATGCGACGAATTTGCGTTTGTGCAGCCTAACATTGCAGAAGAGTTTTGGACTTCAATATCTCCTACACTAGCAACTGGTGGTCGTGCTATTATTACAAGTACACCTAACTCAGATGAAGATACGTTTGCTACGATTTGGAAACAAGCCGAAGACACGTTTGACGCACACGGCAACGAACAGGAGCTAGGATCAAATGGGTTTCATAGCTTTATTGCGCATTGGAGCGAACATCCTGATCGCGACGAAGCGTGGAAAGCAACAGAAGTTGGACGTATCGGCGAAGAAAAATTCCGTCGCGAATACGGCTGCGAATTCCTTGTGTTTGATGAAACGCTTATTAGTAGTTTAAAACTTGCTGAAATGACAGGAGTTAGTCCTATTCTTAACATGGGACAAACACGTTGGTATAAGAAGCCAAGCAATCAATATACATATGCAGTTGCACTTGATCCTAGTATGGGCACAGGCGGAAATAATGCTGCTATACAAGTATTTGAATTGCCCAGCTATGAACAAGTTGCTGAATGGCAACATAATACAACTGCTATCCCAGGACAAATTAGAGTACTTGCAGACATTTGTAAATACATACAGCAAGAAACTAATAACACTAACGGGATATACTGGAGTGTTGAAAACAATGGCATAGGCGAAGCATGTTTACTTGTAATACAAGACTTTGGTGAAGAAAACATTCCAGGATTATTTGTAAGTGAACCAATGCGTAAAGGACATGTACGTAAGTTCCGCAAAGGATTTAATACCACACACGGTACTAAAATTACAGCGTGTAGTCGACTAAAGACTATGATTGAAAATAACAAGATGTCTATTAAAAGTAAGCCGCTTATATCAGAACTTAAAGGATTTATTGCAACTGGCAGTAGTTTCAACGCAAAATCCGGTATGAGTGACGATTTAGTAAGTGCTACGCTGTTAGCATTAAGAATGATGGCTGTGTTAAAAGATTGGGATCCTAGGATTTATAATACTTTTACACAAGCAGACGATTATGAAGATTATGAAGCACCGATGCCTATATTCATAAGTACAAACTATTAAAAGAGTTGATAAATACATTATGCAAGAATTTGACAAAATAGGCGAAGACCTTTTTAACAAGATAAGAGGACGTTTTCCAGAAGTTACTATAGGTGACGAGAATGGAACAGTTACTAACGAGCCAACAATGGCCCGCTTCTTTGATTTTGATTATAATGGACTGGGTAAAGTAAGTGTTGCGATTGATGAAGACGAAGGGCTGACTATTATCTACAGCAAAGACTTTATGGAAGATCAAGACGAAATGACGCAGGATGCGTGGTACAACTTCTTAAAAGAATTACGTATCTTTAGTAAAAAGCGTATGTTAGATTACAGCGTAAGAGATATTACCAAGTCGAATTTAAATAAAAGAGATTATAAATTTTTAGCGAAAACACCCGAAGGCGGACAAATGACAACAGAATCAAAACTGTATGGTACTAGTAAAATTAGCTACCAAAAAGTAGGCGAAGCACGTATTGTAATTAAACATACTGAAAGCATCAATGCAGAAGTTACTGCTGGTCGCACACGCAATATTGGTAAAATTTACATTGAAAGTGCTGCCGGCGAACGCTTTATATATCCATTCAAACACCTAAGTGGTGCAAGAGCAATGGCACGTCACGTAGCCGAAGGTGGTAAACCATTTGATGATTTTGGTACACACATTGTTAGCCTATCAGAAGAAATGAGCAAATTACGCAAGTTCAACAACTATATGGGTCGTAGTGCTGTAATGGCAGAAAGCCTAGCAGGATATGTAGACGTAGTTAAAGATCGCATTAAGACAGTTAAAAAAACTATTGAGTCACTTCAGAAGTCGGCTTATTATGCAGAAACATTTGCTGCATTTGAAACACCAATGATGGAAGATGTTCCTGCAGATGTTGCAGAAAATTGGGTAGATCAACTAACTATTAAACAGTTTAACGAAGAACTTGCAGATGTATTTCCTTACATTTATAAATTGGTAGGCGAAGCAACTAAGGCCAAGTTATTGGGCCCAGATGAGCTAGATGAAGTTGCCGGTCCAAAAAGTTGCTGGGATGGATACAAGAAAGACGGCACACAAGCTGGCACAGGTAAGAACAAAGGCAAGCGTGTAAACAAATGCGTACCAGAAGATATTGAATTAGAGCAAGGTTTTGATCGTATGATGGGACAGTTTGGCGAAGAAACAGACATTTGCCCAGAATGTAAAGAAGCTCCGTGTGTATGCGACAGCGACGAAACAGGCGAAGCAGACGACACTACTATGGATGTCAAAATCAACAGTAAAGGCCAACTTAGCAAAGACGACGGCACAGACGAACCAAAAGAACAAAAGATACCATTAGGCGAATTTATTCTTAGCTACTTTGACAAAGAAACAGGACACTTTCCAAAAGGCGAGACCGCAGTATTAACAATGATTGAAAAAGATTATGGTGAGCAGTTCATAAATCCTGCTAAGGCATTCATGGAAAAAATAGACGCAAAGTTTGAACAGTTCCAGATGCGTAACCAACCACAGCAGATGGAAGCACCAGACACCGGCGAATATGATAGAATACGTGAGCTAGCTGGCTTAAGATAAGTTAGCTAATCCACTTATAAGTTTTATTTCTTTTTCTTTAAAAAAGACTTGACAAATGTTCTAGACGGTGTTATTATTAATACTGTGCTATAACACTTAAAGGCACTTGCAGTAATACTGCTGCAACAATTAGGCAATTTAAACAAGACGAAAGAGGCATATTATTATGGCATCATTAGCAGAAATCCGAGCAAAGCTCAAAGAACAAGAAACCCGCGCTACAGGCGGTGCAAGTGGATCACAAGGTCCAAACCCAATTTACCCATTCTGGAATATCAAAGAAGGCGAAAGTGCAACTTTCCGTTTCCTCCCTGATGGCAATACAGATAATACTTTCTTCTGGGCAGAACGTTTGATGATCAAACTTCCGTTTGCAGGTGTTAAGGGTGATACTGATTCTCGTCCAGTACAAGTACAAGTTCCGTGTATGGAAATGTATGGTGACTCATGCGGCATTCTTAACGAAGTACGCGGCTGGTTTAAAGATGCGTCACTAGAAGATATGGGTCGTAAATACTGGAAAAAGCGTTCATACGTATTCCAAGGCTTTGTAACAGACAATCCTCTTAAAGACGATCAAGTACCAGAGAATCCAATTCGACGATTCATCATTGGTCCTCAGATCTTCCAGATCATTAAAGCAGCATTAATGGATCCAGACATGGAAGAATTACCAACAGACTATACTGCCGGCGTAGACTTCCGTCTTAACAAAACGTCTAAAGGTGGATACGCAGACTATGGTACAAGCACTTGGGCACGTAGAGATCGTCCGCTGAATGATGCAGAAATGCAAGCAGTTAACACACATGGTTTGTTTAACATGAGTGATTTCCTTCCTAAAAAGCCAGATGCAATTGCTGTTAAAGTGATGCAAGAAATGTTTGAAGCGTCAGTAGACGGTGAAGCATACGATGCAGATCGTTGGAGTCAGTACTTCCGTCCTGCAGGTATGCAAGCTCGTACAGGCGATCCTACTAAAGAAGCAAGTGTTGGAGCAACCGCAACTAGCCAGAGTGCTCCAGTAGCACAAGCAGCAGCACCTGCTCCAGTAGCACAAGCAGCAGCACCTGCTCCGGTAGCACAAGCAGCAGCGCCAGCAGCGACAGGCGGAGCAAGTGATATTCTTGCAATGATCCGTTCACGTCAACAAGGTTAATAAACAACACGGCTAGGGCCTCTGTGCTATAAGCATACGCCCTAGTTATCTTGGCTTTAAATAGGAAAAAAACATGGCTAAATCATTTGATGTTAGCAAGTTCCGCAAGGACTTGACTAAAAGTATCTCAGGCGTGAGTGCTGGATTTAACGATCCTACTGATTGGATTTCAACAGGATCATACGCATTAAACTTGCTCATTAGCGGAGACTTTCACAAAGGTGTTCCGCTAGGTAAAGTAACTGTATTTGCAGGTGAATCAGGTGCAGGCAAGTCGTACTTTTGCAGTGGTAACATTGTAAAGAACGCACAAGAACAGGGCATTTATGTAGTCTTAGTTGACTCAGAGAATGCACTTGACGAAAGCTGGTTGCATGCACTAGGTGTACAGACTGGCGAAGATAAATTGCTTAAACTTAATATGGCAATGATTGATGATGTAGCAAAAACTATCTCAACTTTCATGATTGACTATAAAGCAATGGCAGAAGAAGATCGTCCTAAAGTATTGTTTGTTATTGACAGCTTGGGTATGTTACTAACACCTACTGACGTCGATCAGTTCCAAAAGGGTGATATGAAGGGCGATATGGGTCGTAAGCCTAAAGCACTTA